TTGTAGATGCTTTGTCTTTGAACTCATCTGAAAGAGTTGCTTCTTCAGATACCAATGCGTTAAGATCGTCGTCGAAGTTAGCTTCATAAGCAATTTCTGCTTTTGGAGCTTCGGCAATTACTTCACCGTCAACGTCGATATCTTCGTTGTGATACATTTCTTTATGCTTGCCATACATAGCTTGGAGAGATTTCTTATCCATCTTTCCCATGTTATGCATCATAGCAGCCATAAGAGCCGCTTTGGTCTTTGGCATTGGTTCTTGCTTTGTTTGGTCGCCGGTACGCTTTGGTGCATTACCAGAAGCGTCTGCGGCAGAATCAGCACTTTTTACTGAATCTGATTCGTGATCAGACATTTCCATGACAGTCTCGTCATCATGGAGTTCAACATCTTGATCGAGATTTTCTTGATCAGTCATTTTATTGACTCCTTATTTTATCTAAGTTTTGAGTAACGAGAGGAAATTCTTGAACTCACGAACCTGTGTCTCATAGAGATCAGCACGTGGAGCTTTCTTAATTTCAGTCTCCATTTTTTCAATAGTTCTTGCCTCAATAATGCCGTTATGCCAAACCCAATCTACACCTTCCATAATCCCATTAACAAATGCAGACGGTGCCGATGGATCTTGTACTATATCAATAGCGTTAAGCATAAAATCGTCTTTGACGATCATTGCGCCATTTTGTTGCGTCAAACTTCCCATACCACGAGTCGAAACGCCCAGCTGAACACCTCCATCGAGAAGACCTTTAACAATCTGTCCCATAGGTGTATCCAATACTGTGGCTTTGCCCATAACATCGTTTCTTTCAAATTGAAGAGATTCGATCTTATGAGAAACTTTATCTAAGTTAACGGTCGGTCCTTCAGGGTGATTCAATTCACCAACTGCGCGGCCTTTAGAAACTTGCACATCGTTATATTTACCGATTGCTGATTCCATTACTCCGCGTGGATATACTCGACCGTTTCTATTCTTTTTATCGGCTTGCGCGAAAACACCTTCAATCACGTATTTTTTCTTACCACTTTTTTCTTCGGTGATAACTTCGTAACCGATTTGAATGTCTGTAAATTCGGAAATTAATTTCATTTTACACAAACCTTTTGTTTCATTCATTCTTATATATTTATAACTTTATTATTTTCTACTCAGAAGAATTTTCTTCATCAGCATCCACATCATCTTCAGCTTCAGTATCTTCCACTTCAGAATCATCTTCAGAATCGTCAGTATCTTCATCTGGCTCTTCCTCCTGTTCTTCTTCTGCTCCATTAAACAATTGATCAGAAACTTTAATTTTTTCTTGATCTATAATGTCATCAAGTTTAACAGTAATAGCTTGGCCAAAAAGTTCATTAGCCTTATTATAATCTTTATCCAATGCAGCTTGTACTAGACCTGCTAGTGGATTTTCTTCAATTTCAGGTTCTTGTGTTTCAACTTCACTCATTTTCATTTTCTCCTTGTGGCTGTTCTTCATCACCAGCCTGTTTTGCAAGTTGTTCAATATCATCATCAGAGAACATTAGAACGTTTTTCATTACCCATTCTTTCGAGAAATATTCACCAATATAATTAGACATTTGGTCTAGTGTTTGAATTCTTTCTCTTAAAAGTTCTGTTTCTTTTAATTCTGTAAAGTGGTTATCTCTCATGAAGTTGACAAGAATGTCTTCTTTCATGTCAACCCAGTCTTGGTCAGTCACAATACCTTTGAGAATAAGTTGAGTTTTGAGAATACCCATAAAGAGGTGACTAAACCGAGAACGTAGTCTATCAATAAACTTCTGAAACTTAAGCTCATCACGAGAAATTTCACTTGATCTACCGAGGCTAAATTGTGATTCTTGTTCTAAACGATTAATTGGAACATTCAAAGCACGATAGAGTTTCTTTTGAAAGTAAACAATGTCATCAATCTGACCGAGGTTATCACCACCCGGTAGAGTTGAGATCTCAGTACCTTTACCACCTTCACGACGTGGAAGCCAAAAATCTTCAAGTAATGATTGATGTTTACGATCGTCTTTAATTTCACCGGTCGCTGCGTCATAGACAAGCTTATTACGATAGCGTGTCATGATGTCTTTCATATATTGTTCGGCTTTACCACGTGGTAAGTTACCAACATCAATATAGAAGATACGACGCTCTGGAGCACGAGCTAAGCGATAGATGACCAAAGAGTCTTCCATCATTCTTAACTGATTGATTGGCTTCAGTGATTTGTGAATGTAGGATAATACTTTACGTCTAGTTTCATCAAGAAGACCAGAAGTAACGTATGAGACAGAATCAAGAGAAAGTTTAACGCCTGAAGTCTGAGCTCCTGGCTTTTCTTGATAGATAAAATACTCATCTACATTTTCAATCAGATCAGCCCCAGTTGCTGGATCTTTTTTCTTTTTAACTTGTTTGACTTTACGAATCCGAGCAGCATCGATCGGCCGAATGTCTACAATACCTTTTTTTAGATTTGTCTCATCAACAACAAGGTGATGATAGATTCTACCATCTACGTACCAACGTCTAAACATATCGTGTCCAAGCTCATTAAAACTAAGCATTGAACAAATACCATCAAATTCATCTTTGATTTGTTTTTTGATTCCGTCAGAAACGTCCAAGTTATCCATGTCAATAGTAATTGGATCTTCACCACCGACAATTGCTTCATTTACAATATCTTCAATTGCTGCATCAACTTCTGGATGCATCGCAACTCCACGATATTTCATGATAAGAGAGTGGTTGTCTTTAGCGTCGGTTCCATCTAGATTAATATATTGGCCATAATGAGATCCGGATGCTGTTACATAACCAGCACCATCTTCATCTCGCGCGGGGACAATCGAAGCAGCCTTTTTTGGATCTTCTTCAGGCGTATTTCTTTTGATTTCGAAACCAAATAATCTAAATCCGCGATTGTTTTCTGCCATGTTAATTCCTTATAAAAGAAGGAGCAAGCTTTTCCTGCTCCTTCTATATATTATTAATTATCAGTGGTGTTTGATGTCCAGTATTGATACTGCCATGTGATAGAGAATCTTTCGATTGTATCATTATCACCATAGCTGAGATCAATTGGAGCTACCTCTGAAGGCCAAGCGTCTTTGAACGTGTATGTCTTAATGACATTTTCTTCACGATCAAATTGATCAACCTTAAGATCAGTAAAGTAAACATCAGGTGCCTGTGTACCACCGGCATCTGCATGGTTTGCGATGGCATTCATCCAACGCTCCATTGCGTTCCTGATCTTAAACTCTGTGTCGTTGATGACTGTTATTGTCCAAGCATCGAATGTACGATCACCAGCAACTTTTAACTGGCGTCCACGGAAAGGAATCACAATTGTTCCTACCGTTGAAGCCGGAAGCTGGGCTGTCTCACACATAAATGACGCGAAGTCAACATCCAGATCAACACCTAAACCGCCACGTGGATTGGCAAGAGTAACCTGAAAGAGGTTACCGCGAGCACCACCGCCGGTCAGCCTTGACTTAAATTCGTCTACACTACCTAGTGCCATTGGTTAAATCCTCCTTAGATTAAAATGCCTGACCGGTAACTTCTTCAAAAGAAACTCCGGTACGGACAGCGACAAAGTTAAGAGTGATGTAGTTAATCGAGCGAGCAGGCTTGATAAAGATGTTAGCAATAAACTCGTTACGATCAACAACTGCAGGAGTATTTACTGATTCATCAGCAATAATCCGGAAGTCTGTAATACCACGGCGTCCTTTGACATCGCGAAGTACAGGCTCGATAATATTTACGAACTCAGCGCGAGTAAACTCATCGTTGAATTCAAAGAGTACGTTTTGAGCAGCTCTTTCAATTGCTCTTTCAAGTGTAAGGAACAAACGTCTTACGTTGATGCGATCAAAAGCAGATGGTCTATTCAATGCTGTTTTATCGCCGTAAAGTAAAATTCCTTGACCGGGAAGATTCACAATCGGGTTAACACCGGCTTTGTAAAGAGTGTCTCGACGTGTTTTGTTCGGATTGTAATTAACCGAAGTTACACCAAGAAGTAATCCTCTCCGAGTACCAGCTGGTGAAAACCAAGGAGCTGCAACTCTATCAGTTTCGGCCATAAGACCAGCAACCGAAGAGCTAGCAGGAATCTCAATGTATACGTCATTGTACTTATCGTATACTTTAAGGTAGTTACCGTTTACCACAGAATAGCTTGACCGGGTAAATGTTCCAGTTGTTGTAGTAATATTTGATGTGATCGTAGCTTCGTTGGTTTGATTTACGACGTCGCTTCTCGCAGGAGAAGTAACAACGATACAA